ATGTTCACAGCTATACTGCCAGTATTATCGGATGCAGCCGACAGGAAGCGAAGGCACACACCTTCAAACCCTTGTACGGTGGTGTCACCGGAACCGACGCTCAACAACGCTACTACAGAGCCTTTAAAGAAAAGTATGAGGGTGTCACTACTTGGCACGAGCAACTCCAGCGAGAGGCCGTCCAGAAGCGATTAATCACCCTTCCAAGCGGCAGGCAGTATGCCTTCCCTCACGCACGTTGGACTCAGTGGGGTACGGCTACAAACCGGACAGCGATTTGCAACTATCCGGTGCAGGGATTTGCTACCGCTGACCTGTTGCCTATCGCTCTTGTCAAGCTGCAAAATTTATTCCTTGACAGAAAACTTATTTCTGTGATATGCAACACAGTACACGATTCGATTGTGGTAGATGTACACCCAAACGAAAAAGATATTTGTATCAAGTTGATGACAGAGGCAATGATGTCGTTACCTGAAGAGACAATCAGAAGATATAATGTGGCCTATGATATGCCGGTAGGAATAGAATTAAAAATCGGTGATAATTGGCTTGACTTGACAGAAGTAGACCTGTAGTATCAGTCTACAACCCTAACAACAGGAGCATGAAAAATCATGGATACAGGGACAGAAGTAAACGTAATGCGTGAAGGAAATCTATTCGAAGAAGATATGAACGCAATTGTAGCAGCTATGAATGCAGACAACGATGAAGCATTGATGGCAGCAAGCGGTCAGAATGTAAAACAGACTGGTCAAAAAGGATTACCACGAATTAACATCAACTATGATGCAGAGACAGAAGACGGCAAGTCTCTAACTCGTGGCTCATGGAAGATGTATGTAGATGGTCGATTCATCTACGCTGAAGAAGTTGTTCTTCGCCCAATCCTTCGTACCTTCGAGTACAGCATGTGGGATCAGGAAAGCGGTACGTTTTCTTCCAAGTCGGTTCAGAAGACAACCTTGTCAGGGATGTTCCCCGACACAATCGGCACAAACAAGTGTGGTCGTTTAACTCGTGATGAGGAAAGCCGCCTACCAAAAGATGACATTGCTTACCTCACATCTCGTGCGGTTAGCTGCAATCAGATTCTTTACTCTAAGATTTCCGGCACGTTCAAGGACGCTGACGGCAACGTGGTAGAGATTAAGGACGAGCCAGTAGTAGCTTACTTCAAGCGGTCTGGTTTCATCCCGATGAATGATTTCATCAACAACTTGACTAAGCAGAACAAGATCATGCAGAAGTGTGAAATCAACTTAGCCACAAACCGACACAAGAACGGTAGTGTGACTTACTGGACACCGATGCCAACCTTGAAGGGCGTAGTAGACAGCATCTCTGACGAAGATAAAGCGTTGATGTCTAAGTTTGTTGATACCGTAAAGGGACATAACGAGAATGTTATGAACCAGCATCGTGAGGCAGCAAAGCTTCTCGCTGACGATGACGACATCGATTTGGCAGCGGACTTTGATAATGCTAACGCTGCTTAAAATACAGGACTACATGTCTAAGGCTCTCAGGGGGGAAACTACTCTCTCCCCTGAGACTCTCGAAACTTTTAAAAAAGATTGTCAGGAATCTATCGTAAAGCAGCTTACCCCTGATAGGGGTAAGTATCGTATTCGTATGTCTGGCTTGGGTCGCCCTCTTTGTCAACAGGTCTTAGATAAACACGGCATCAAAGAAGACATGTCCTATAACACATTGTTTAGATTCATGTTTGGTGACTTAACTGAATCTATCTTAATGGCAATTATGAAAGAGGCTGGTGTCGAGATCGTTGATTACCAGAAACAGGTCGAGTTAGATATCGGTGGGGAGAAACTAAAAGGAACCCTAGACGTAATCTTGCGTGACGAACTAGGTCAAGATAAAGTCTGGGATATCAAGTCTGCAAGTGACTGGGCATTTAACTATAAGTTCACCGGACTTGGTGGCTACGATAAACTAAAAGAAGATGATCCGTTTGGTTACCTGATGCAAGGGTTCTTGTACAGTGAGGCAGTCGGTTTACCTTTTGGGGGATGGATAGTTGTTAATAAGTCTAGTGGTATGGTTGCTGTCGTTGAGGTGCCAGAGTGGTCGCAAGAAGACAAAGAGTATTACCTAAAGGACGCGGCAGAGCGTATCAAGTTCCTTAACAAAACCGACGTGAAGCCTTTCAAGCCCTACAAGCCGGTTGCCGAAACCTACAAGAACAAAGGTGAGTTGATTTCGACAGGCAACAAGCTACTGCCTCGCGAATGTAATCTGTGCGGATACCGCCATCATTGCTGGCCTAATGCTATCTTGCACAATAGAGTAACATCACGAGCAAAGTCACCGCCACAGGTTTGGTATTCGACTCTAAAGAAAAAGGAACTGTGATGCCGTACCTGTTTGTAAAGAACTATGAAGTAGATTTGATGCACATGAACAAAAGCCTGTATCATATCTACATCGAGTCGACAAAGAAGAGCGGGGGAGAAAGGCGGGTCTGTCAGATGCGTATACATCAGAACGGCCTGCCTCTCACTCTTGTCGACAATTACAGCAAAGACGGATCGCTCCACGCAGATACTGAGGTGCGAGACATAAAGACTGTAGAAGAAGAATTACAAAAGATAAGTAGAACATCTCACGCGGGAGCGTATGTATGTGTGCCGATGCACCCTTTAACAACAGAACTTACAAATATAGAAAGACTATCCCCCAAACTGGCAGGGTATCTGATAAAAAGATTTCAATCGATTGGACTAGAGTTTTGAAAAAATCACGATATAGGTCACAGTTCGAGTTAAATCTCGCTCGAACCTTAACAGAAAACGCAGTACCCTTCCGGTACGAAGAAACAAAATTCCAATACATACCCGAACCACGCAACTATACTCCAGACTTCTACCTAGAAAAGTCAGACATCTACGTTGAAGCAAAGGGTCACTTGACAAAAGATGACAGAGTTAAGATGCTACTTGTAAAGAAACAACATCCCAAGCTAGATATTCGTTTTGTATTTCTTCGAGCATCAAATAAGATTTACAAGGGTAGCAAAACAACGTACGCTGCTTGGTGTGAACGACATAATTTTATCTGGGCTGAAGGCTCAATCCCAACAGATTGGTATGAAAAAAATGGCAGACGATAGCGATATCCAACAGAGTATGGAAGCCCTGTCTCTTTTACCGGACAGGTACTACATCATTCTTCGTTCTACCGGAGACAATGAGTTTACCCTGTCAGCGTATGACACTACAAGCAAGACGTACGAAGAGGATGAAGACTTCGATTCGGCTATGGTCATACAAGAGGGTGCACTAGATATGATTCGTATGCACACCGACGAGGTTTACGATAGGGGTGTTGCTGCGATACAGTTTAGGTTGGTAGGTCAGGAGATGATTGAAGAGGCAGAGATCACTGACCCTAAAGCCATCAAAGCAGTTGAAGGAAATGTAGTTAAAGTAGACTTTGGGACGAAACAATGAAGCTAGATGAATACCAAATGAGGGCAGAATCTACTGCTATCTATCCAGATGAATACCGCATTCTATACCCAACGCTGGGTTTGAGTGGGGAAGCCGGTGAAGTTGCGGACAAGGTAAAGAAGATTGTTCGTGACGGCGAACCCCATCTTTTTTACAAGGATGATATTGCCAAAGAGCTTGGTGATGTGCTATGGTACGTTGCAATTTTAGCACGGGACTTGGGCTATAGCTTAGAAGAGATTGCACAGACAAACTTGGATAAGCTAGAAGACCGTAAGAACCGCAACATGTTGAAGGGCAGCGGAGACGACAGATGAGGCACGAAGAACACATGAAATATTTGGAAGAGATGGAACAGGCCGGTAAGATGGCTTACGGGGGAGTAGATCTTGTCAACAATCCGCCACACTACAATCAAACAGGTATCGAATGCGTTGAAGCAATCGCGGCGGCGACAGACGATGGGTTCGAATACTACTTACAAGGTAACATCCTCAAGTACCTCTGGAGATACCGATACAAAAACGGAATCGAAGACCTTAAAAAAGCGCAGTGGTACTTGAACAAACTAATCGAAATCAAGGGAGAATAAAATTATGAGCAATATGCTGCCTACACCATACCAACAATTCATTCACAAATCACGCTACGCACGTTGGATCGAAGACGAGCAGCGCAGGGAGAACTGGGATGAGACTGTATCCCGATATATTTCTTTTATGGATTCTTATGTGCACGATAAGCACGGCTATAAGCTGGACAGTTCACTGAGGAACGAACTCGAAGAAGCTATCCTCAACCTGCGGGTCATGCCTTCGATGAGGGCTATGATGACTGCTGGTGATGCCCTAGAGCGTGATGCAGTGTGTGGCTATAACTGTAGCTACATCCCAGTAGACAGTCCTCGTGCGTTCGATGAGTGTATGTACATCTTGATGTGCGGCACAGGAGTCGGTTTCTCTGTAGAAAGAGAGAACGTTGACAAATTGCCAGTAGTTAGCGACAACTTCAATGATTCAGAAACTGTGATCAAGGTAGCTGATAGCAAACCGGGATGGGCAAAGGCACTGCGCGAGTTGATTGCGCTGCTCTACGCTGGACAGGTTCCTTCGTGGGATATGTCGGGAGTTCGTGAAGCTGGTGCTCGTTTGAAGGTCATGGGCGGCAGAGCAAGTGGTCCACAACCCCTTATTGATCTGTTTAACTTTACTGTCAAAAAATTTAAAAAGGCTGCAGGACGTAGGCTGTACCCTATTGAATGCCACGATCTTATGTGTAAGGTAGGTGAGATTGTGGTTGTGGGCGGCGTTCGTCGTTCAGCATTAATTAGTTTGTCTAATCTAGGTGACGAACAGATGCGACTCGCCAAATCTGGTGAGTGGTGGGATGAGCCTGACAAGCAAATCTACAGAAATGGTCAACGAGCACTAGCTAACAACTCAGTTGCCTACAAGACTAAGCCTGAGATGGGTACGTTCATGCGTGAGTGGCTTGCTCTGTATGACAGCAAGTCTGGTGAGCGTGGTATGTTCAATCGTGAAGCAGCCGACAAGCAGGTTGCTCGTAATGGTCGCCGTGAAACAGGTCACATGTGGGGAACCAACCCGTGCAGTGAGATCATCTTACGCGGATATCAGTTCTGTAACTTGTCAGAGGTAGTTGTTCGTGAAACCGACTCTCTGCAAGACCTAAAAGATAAGGTACGTTTGGCAACCATCTTGGGAACCCTCCAGTCTACCTTGACTGACTTTAAATACTTGAGGAAGATATGGAAGGACAACACAGAAGAAGAACGTTTGTTAGGTGTGTCTCTGACAGGTATCATGGATCATCCTGTTCTTTCAAAGAACGTGGATAGCAAGCGTTGGCTCGAAGAAATGCGGGAAACCGCTATCGAAACAAACCGACTTTTTGCAGAAGAGATTGGTATTCCTGTTAGCGCAGCAATAACCTGCGTCAAGCCATCAGGAACCGTATCGCAGTTGGTAGATGCAGCAAGTGGCATTCACGCACGACACAACGACTATTATATCCGCACTGTTCGTGGTGATAACAAAGACCCCCTGACGCAATTCTTAATTGAATCTGGTGTACATAATGAACGTTGTGTAAATAAGCCGGACATGACGACTGTCTTTTCGTTTCCAACAAAGGCACCCGACGGTGCCGTCACACGAACTCAGATGACAGCTATTGAGCAACTAGAACTCTGGAAGACCTACGCTATACATTGGTGTGAACACAAACCGTCTGTATCTATTACCGTCAAGGAACATGAGTGGATGGAAGTTGGTGCGTGGGTTTACGAGAACTTTGATGTTGCGTCAGGTGTCTCTTTTTTTCCGCTCAATGATTTCGTTTATCCACAGCCTCCATATCAGGACATCGACGTGGATGAGTACAGTGAATGGATGCAGACTTACAAAAACGTACGCATTGATTGGGAAAAGCTAACTGATTTCGAAAAAGAAGACAACACTAGCGGATCACGTGAGTTGGCTTGTTCAGCAGGAGTCTGTGAAGTAGTGGACTTGAACGCGGCATGAATTGTTGGTACTGTACATATGCCTTGACTTGGGGTGGTGACCATGATACGGATGATGATCCAGATCATTCTATGGTCACCAATCTCAGTTGTTCGAACTGTGGCTCGTTTGTTTTAGTATATTTACCTAGAGAAGAAGATGATACAAATCAAGATAACGCCTGATATACTTGCTCGTGCCAAAAAGAAAGCTGCCTCTGTAGGTAATCTACAGGGCAGCATCACTGGCAGTCTTAGTAATGTCGTTGGAGCAATCGGAGAAATAATCGTAGAAGACTACGCTGGTGGCGAACCTGTCAACAGCAAGGACTTTGATCTCTTGGTACAAAACCGACGTGTAGACGTAAAGACCAAGCGGTGTAATACCACGCCAGCACCAAACTACGACTGTTCTGTAGCTGCACACGGATCGAAGCAAGACTGCGACAGCTACGTGTTCGTTCGTATTCTCACAGACCATAGCAAGGCTTGGATCTTGGGAGAGATTCCAAAGGAAACGTTCTACGAAAAGGCTACACGATATAACAGAGGGGATGTCGATCCGACTAACGGTTTCACATTTAGAGCCGACTGTTACAACCTAGCAATACAAGAACTAGAGAACGTCAATGGCAAAACAGCACAAAGCTAATCTGTTTCAATTCACAGTATATTTAAAACAAGACGGCAACGTAGAGATAAACATGGATGGTGTCCAGCCGGAGCAGCTAGAAGCTGTAATAAATACAGGGATGCCAGAGTATGATGGTGCACACTCTATAGCATCCCTGCTTCGGTATATTAGGTCGATGGGGAACGAGATGTTGGACAAATCTCGAAACTACATTTAGGCTTTTCGTTTCTTACCCATGTTCTTTTGAATCGCAGTTTGTCTGGCCTTTTCATAGCCTGACATCTTACCATCCTTATCAAGATCGCCCTTCGTAGAGGGTATAGTCTTACCCATTTTAAGAGCGGGTTGCATCGGGTTCATAGCCATTTGCATCCCGTTTTTTTGTGCTTTAGGGGCGGACATCATGCCACCCATTGCCATTGGCTTGCGAACACCGCCGCCATATGCCATTCCTTTTCTTGAGTAGTACGACTTCATAGTCCTCTCCTATTGTGGTTCTTCAAAGTCAAATATAATCCCTTGACTTTTCCAGTAGTTTTCAATGTATTCTTTGTCTGCTACTGGTGTGTCAAAGTTAACACCCGATCTAGACAAATCTCCTGCAACAAACTTCATTATGCTTTGTGCTAGATATAGCGCATCATCTTCTACTACTCGTGTTTCATCTTTTAGCACGTTGTAGATGATCTCTGCTGACCGTTTGTCTTTTAGTATCATAGACACCATCCGACCCTTGCCCATTGCCGCATACCTCAAGGCAACTTCTGCAGCTACATACTCTTTACTGACCATGCCACGAGCAAGGTTAAACGCCTTTGACAGGGTGTTGTCTAAGGTAAATCCTTTTGTAGACTGCTGTAAGTTACCTTCGGCTTCACGTACGAGGCGAGGTGCTTCTGTCTTTGTAGCTAGGCGGAAGATAGCGCGAAGTGTTTTTAGTTGGGATTCGTCTACACCTGCAGCATCTGCAAGTGCCCTTATGTTTCTTCCTTCTCTGCTAGTACCTTCTATTGCATCGTCTATAAGCGCAAATACAATATCAGGTCTATCATAAGAGTCTACTGGAACCTCTTGTCCGTCGAACATCTTTACTGTACGACGACCCCGACTGAAATCTCCTGCAGACTTTAATACTTCTGTAAACAGAGCCTGAGTTGTGTTTACCATGTTATCTGCGCCGATGGCAGCTTGAGTTCGGGTCAAGTATGCTGTTACTTCGTTTGCATCGCCTGACATGATTACTTTGTCAAAGAACTCACGTCCCACAGTTGTCTTCGAAGACTTGTGCACTTGACTCAAACTTTCAAGAGCAAGGTCAGCTATCGCAGCCTCTGTAGTGCCCATCTCTGACTGTGCAGTTTTAGCTACGCTCAACAAGTCCGCATGTGTCTGCTGATACTCTTTAGAAAGATTGACAATGGTTACAACATCTCTATCTGCAGTGAGAAGGTCGTCTGTGTCAAACAGCTTCATAGCTACAGGCGGATTGTCTCCGTCTTTTACCATGAATGTAAATGCGTCTTCGATGCTTTCGAGGTAAGCGGCTAAGTCACCTTCAAACTGCTCTGGTACCTTTATGGCTTTAGGCATATCAGCAGCGTTTAGTATCATAGGTGTTTCGACTACTATAGAACCTGCAGACGCTCGTACGACTTGTTGAACCTTTTCCATGCCGCTGATTCTAAGAAACTCATTCTTTATAGAAGTTCCGATAATTGCCTGTAGCTTCTTAAAACCTTCTAGGTCCATTACCTTGAAGGTAGCTTCGGACAACTCACCTGCAGTTGGTATGCGAACTTTACCGTCCACTCCTGCGACTAGGATGTTATCTGCTAACGAAGGAGATAAGGATGCGAAAGTAGTAGACAGTCTATCTAATTGACTTTTTACAATTGCAGTAGAGTTAGGTCCGGGATTAACAATGTTATCGATCAAGGGCTTCAATAAATCGACGACTTGTCTTCCCCCCTTTGTAAGTTGTGTGGTATCACCACCGCCAGCAATAATATCAATGTCACCGGCTGTCATACGTTCTACTTCGTAGCCAAAAGTTCCTTCATCAAACCTTTGTGCTTCTAATCGTGAAAGAGTACGTGCTCTTGCTACCTGATTGTAGTCATCTACATTCAGTGTGCTTCCCCACTTTTCTAGGGTATCATCTATGCTAGATACGACCAGCCGCCCGATGTTTTGCTTGTCATCGTTGTTGCTTTTTATAAGCTGGTTAGCTGCCTGCCGTAAATCTTCCATCTCTTTTGGCGACGCAATAAACGACAGGTTACGTGCGTTCATAGATAATCCTTCGTCGCTGATGATCTTCAATGCAAGCTGTAAGTCAGATATCTGATCACCAGACTGAACGCCCAATTCCGCAAGAACTGTAGAGTTTGTACCGTAGTAGTCATTCTTAAAGTAAGCAATCACGTCGTCTGCAGAATTAAAATCCATACCTACGTCGTCGCCCAAAGCTTTCAAAACCGACTCGTTAGAAAATAGTTTTTTCATCCCTCTAGTTGCAGCATTGTTCATGCCCTGCATCATACGAACTCCGGCAGTACCGCCAAATGCTTTTGCTGAAACAGGGTTGGCTGCTTTAGCAATGCTACCTGCTTGGTCTACACGGTACGCCTGAAAAACTTGAAGTATGTTTGTTGCTACAGTATCAAATTCAATAGGTTCAGTCGTAGATATCTTTTCGTATTCTGCGTTTACAACTATACGTGCGTCACTTCTTGCTAGCTTTGTGATCTGCATTATCTGATCACTTGCACCTGCCATGATTTCTGCTGCATTAGTAGGCAGTCTCGAACTCTCTACGCCTGTTATAACAGCATCAGTTAGTTTTCCTACTGCCTGATTAGCAGTTATAGCGGCAACTTTTACGGCTGCTGCTTGTGTAGATGCCGTATCCGTTGACGCAGCAGCTATACCTGTGCGAGATGTTGTACCTGAAAACTTATCAACTTCAGCCGTAAATCTGGCCTCAGTAGCACCTATCATTTCAATCAGGTCGTCTACCTGATCTGAAAGGATGGCTTGTTTTCTAGCACCTATAGAAAGATTAGGGCTAGCTAAATCTTCAATGAGTCGTTGTGCTTGCTCTAGGTTTCGACCACTCAAAAGCTTCTGCTGTCTGTTTCCTTCTGCATACGCAGATTTGAAAGAACTAGATAAAACCTCTAAGCGGTTTGCAGCTTCTATCTGTGCAGGATCTCCCGACTCGTTTAGTCTTAGGATAATGCGATCCATTCTATCTACAGCAAGACCCATAGCAGCTATCTGCTTATCAGCCTCAACTTGAGCATTTAACTTTTCTCTAACTTGCTGCTGTACTCTTATAAATTGTTTTGGTTTTACTGATACTGTGCTTGCGTCCAAAGCAGCAGCCATACTGAAAAAGAAATTCATTTGAGTTGCTTGGCCTACTGTCATCTTCAGAGCCGCACGAGCCTCATCGCGCATAGCTGCAGGTAAAATTCTAATAACTTCGTCCATATCTTCAAAACTATCAGATAAATTTCTTAGCATAGAATCTGTAAAGTCAGTGCCACCTGCAGCCAACTCTCTACCGCTTGCAGATATAAGCCCTTTTGTAAATACGTCAAAGGCATATAGTTCTGCCGTAGTGAGGTTTTTTCGTGCTTCGGCTGGCATGTCTACGACTGCCTTTAGGTTTGGATTGACCAACCATCCTTCACCCCGTCCTCGATTTGCTGCCCCTAGCAAAGTAAAAGCGGCACCCACAAAAGATTCTGTAGCTACTTTAGCACGGAACGAAGTCTGTGACAGAGCCGAACTTACAAAATAAACTCTATCTAGTTTAAATAGTTGCTTTCCTATGGCGTAGCCACCAAGCATAGCACCAACACCAAAGAGTTCCCCCATCTGAGGATTTTCAGACATGTTTCTGCCGATAAGCTGGGATATAGCCATCGTAGTATCGAAGACAGGACTGAAGCCATACTCCCGTGCATAAGGAGCAAGCTGCTTAACACTTGCCCAGTTCTGTAAAGCAAGTTCCCTATTTAACTTTTGTGTGATCGATGCAGCCTTTACGTCGTCGCCAACCTTCTCCGCACGAATCAGATTGTGCTGCAGGTTTACTATCTTTTCATGCCGTGCAGTTTGTTTTACAGCGAGTTCAGAAGCACCTGCTCTACCTGCTAGCACTTGTGCAAGAGATCCTTGTCTCCACTTGGTCAGAAAGCCAGCGTACTTAGCCTCGTCAGCAAGTTGTATTGCAGCATTCGCAATTGGCACGTTTCTTGTTTGTGCGGCAGTGGCAACGGCAACCGCCTGATCGCTTGTGCTCAAGAACTTAAACGGTACGTCTTGTCCTGAAGCTGCTTTGATATTTCTTTGTACAGAGCGGTAGGCACTACCTAGAAAAGTAAACGGAGCCTTAAACACGTTGTAGGCTGCGAGGTTCTCTCCTATGAGTGTTGCTAACTTGCCGGGAACCGACTGCATGTTGAATAGTTCTTCGAACATGTCGTTAGCAAACTGCTCACCAACAAAGTTTACCTCGTACTGTTCCACACCGTCGACAGTTGTTTTTTTGCCTAGACCCAAGCGATCAAACTCCTGATCCCCTAGCTGCAACCGAAGTTGTTCCCGCAAGATGTCGTTCATTACAGTCTGTCTGTCCGCAAATGCTGGGAAGTTATCACGGAACTCGATTAACTCTTTTTGTCTACCTTCGTCGGTGTACTCTGAAGTATCATTGTTCATAATTGAATCGTAGGCATAACCAGCGTAATAAGGAAGATAGAAACCGACGCCTTCCTTAGTTGCATTTGCAAGACTGTACAGACGTTCCGCAAACACGTCGCCCAAGTCCGCTTCTATTGACTTTAATAGTGCGCTACGAATCTTAGGATTAGTAGGTGCGTCTGGGCGCGATTCCATCCACTGCTTTAGATACGCTGCATCTTCAGCCTTTTCTTGTATCTTTGCTTCTAGCTGACCACCCTTTGGCACATTGGGCGGGGTCATAACCTTACCGGTAGTCATGTCTATTGGGAACTGTCCGGTTTCTTGTACGCCGTAGTATAGGTCTGAATTGTTAGGAAGCAAGTAATCGAAGTCTTGTCGCACATTGCCTGTACGAGCATCGTTTAACATAGCCACCTGATCAGGAGAAGCGTTACCAGCAGTCTCTGCTTTCTTAGCTTCCTTTAGCATGGTATATAAGTTTTGATCTTCAATCACAGGTTGATCAAACAAACTGTTCAGGTCTACTTCACCACTCAGCCCCTGCTCGAACACACGGTCCTGAATCTGCATACGCCCATCCGTTTCGGACTGTGCAATGCTGCTTTCCTCAGACTTTAAATACTCTTGAAAAGTCGTAAGACCGGGACCAGATTTTGTCATCTCCCGCGTTTTGTCAGCAACGTCTAAGACTCTAGAAGGAAGGTACTGATCGAAAGGAGTAAACTGTTCAGGTTGATCGTCAGCAATGCCATCTCCCGGTTTATTTGGAAACAGTTTCTCTGATGGTCCTGTTGTGAAGATAGTATCCGCCATTAGATATTGCCTCTGCTCTGCTGCATAAAGTCTTGTATTTCCATACTGCTGAAGATGCGACCTGATCCTGATTCAACAAACAAGCCCCCCATAATGCGCTGGGGTTGACCACTTCTACGGTTTACTCGAATTTCAACTATGCGATTTTGTTTAGCAACGTTCCTGCCAAATTTATCTGCTGCGCTCTGCGTGCTAATAGAATATTTACCTCTGAACAATTGGCTTCCAAACCCACCGTTGGGATCAACTAGATTTGCTTGGTACTGTTCTACTATTTCAATATCGTGTGTATTTCTAATTAAAGGATCTAGGTAGCGCAAAGAACGCATACTTCTAACTTCGTCCTTAGTTGGTTGAAAGAACCTATCGCCTGACTTAGCGCGAGAAACAAACCCAAACATACGCTCTGTAAGGGCTAGGTTATCGTAGGTTTGATCTAGTAGATCGTCAATAATTTCAAGTTGCAGTTCTCGAGGGTCAGTTACGTCACCAAGAACTGCATCCATAGCAGCAGCAAAGTCTCGCTCAGAAATACGACCACTTGGATCCATAGTTTTAGCGTAACCGTAAGCAAGAGTAACAGCAATTGAAGCCATCTCTGCATTATTCCGTGCAAACTCTGAGTCCAAAAAACTGTTTATCTGGTCTTGGATACCGGCTCTGTTTGAAGTTGCGCTTCCAGAGATATCATTACGCATATCGTCTACTTTTACAAGGTCAGAAACTGCGGAACTATTGATCCGTTTCCACATACGTTTGCCACCTTCCATCGCCGTTTCAACAAGATTTCCTTCTAGGGAAAATATGTTTAAAAGGGTAGACGTAATGTTATCTGCGAGACGAGATTGATTACCCATTCGAGCCAAGCGTGACTGTGCTCTTGTAAGTAGATTTGCAAAACTGTTTGCGTTTTCTTTTGCTCTGGCTATATCAGCTAGTTTTATGTCCCGTCCTGTTGCTTCTCTGATAAATCCAGAAAACGCTGCAGAGTTTATTGTTGCTTCTAAGGGGCTAGGGCGATATCTTTGTGGAATTTCACCACTCAAGTTTGCCGCAATAATATCTAGCTGCTGACTTCTGTTGGATACTCCTGTACGAGCAAGAGTAAATGCAACAGACTTCATAGCTGAGTCGCTTATGTTTTGATCTACCTTGTTTGCAAAGATGGCATTTTGTTTGATGATGTTTACAGGAGTGTACAAGCGAAACGGCTCATCCGACCCCACATCAACTAAGTTATAGTAGCCCGTATCTGTACTTAACAACTTTTGTGGTGTTGTACCCTGTGCTTCCGCAAATGAAATCAAGTCTTGGCTTGCACTGAGAACACGATTTGGAGATACACGGATTTGAGTAGGATCTAGGGGAGTTTCACCGTCGTTAGCAATCTGTGCTGGAAGCGTAGGCAAATCATCAATTGTTCCACCCGGACGGGGAAGGCCGATTTGGTCGTGCACGATTTCAGCAACAAACGGAAGTGCAGCATAAACCGACTTGAAACGATTGGCGTAGTTAACCGGATTTGCTGGAATCACCGTGCCGTCTATTCTTGTCTTTACTTGTGACTTTTCGCCGTGATCCCGTATGAGTGCGGTCGCTACGTCTTTTTGAAATACCTGCCTTTGACCCGCTGACATGTCTTTATAAGCGGCTGTGATACTTTCAGTGGAGTATCTATTTAAGGTATCTAACCAGCCATCAGGATCGTCGATTAGGGACTTTGGAGTTTGCAAACTAAGCACTTCTTTTCCAGCCGCATTCGTGTAGACCGTGCGGTTTTTATCTGTATCATTGGCAATTCCGGCAATAGCAACTAACTGCGCCATCCTTGATTGTTCCTTTTCAGTCCATTGACTAACGGGTTTGCCGTCTGCAAGTTCTTTAACAATCGGAATATTTGTTGTTGCAGCAACTTGACGAGCAGCCTGATCGTCTAATTGGTTTATGTCTGATAAGGCAGCTTCTAAGAAATCACCGACAGAGGTTACGTCGGCTTTGTCCGAACCATACGCAGATTTAAACGCTGCTAATTTAATCTGATCACGCAAAGCTAATTGGTTTGTTTTTGCAAAAGGTGCTACGGTCTGTTCTAGACCCGTAATTAAAGAAAGCGCGACTGAGCCTTTGCCATCCTTAAAGGCGTCTTTAATCTGATTGTATGATTCATTCGTGATTGCGTTGTACTCTGCGGCAGGTTTTTGAACGCCTGAAAGAACCGCATGTACAGGGCTTCCTTTAGGAAACATACCGGACTGCAGGATAGACTGGGCTTTGCCGTAGTCTCCCCCAACCTCTTTGATTATTTCAAACTCTTGTTTGCCAAATGTTGGAGATGCGTAGCCTACAAGAAGAGGCACGATAGCTTGAAAATCATCCTGCTCTAAGAGACGAATATCGCTCAACAGGCTTCGTGCTACAGTTGGATCAGTTTTAGAAGCTTCGATCCACGACTTTTGTGTTGCTGTTTCGAATGATCGACCTGCTGTATTGAGAATACTTGCCTGACGATAGGGGTCCATGCTTTGAAAGATAGGGAACATAGCACTGTTGTTCATAAAATTAAAGGCAGCTTCTGGGCTTGAGTTCAAGCTAGTTGTCAAAGTTTCCATGCCTGATTTCATTGCCGCAGCTTTATCATCTCTGGCCTTTTTCTCAGCTTCTTTTTTAACACTTTGTCCTGTGAGGGTTGCACCTAGAAGCCCATTTATAACGCCGAAACTAATAGGATCCATTACACTACGTCCTCTTCACGTTGCGGCATCATAAAGCCTTCTTGCGGCTCCGCTACCTCTTGGTTCATCTGTTCCATCATTTCACGTTCAGCTTTTTTTGAACTATCGATGCCCATGCGAACAGTCTCATTTAACTTCTCACGAAGCTGGCTAAACAGACTAGGGTTGTTTTGTTTCAAGAGTTTAAAGTATTCTCTGTCGTCCATCCGCTCATCAGCCATTGGATTCTTCTTTTCAAACATTTTGTACGGCACGTCGTTTTCTTCAGCGAGGTACGCAATGTATACAGCTAAAGGACTTTTGGCTAGAAGACCGGCATCTAACGAAAACTTACCAGCTTCAAAACCGTCGATTACCCAAGTCTCTACGATGTGCTCTACAGAGATTCCTGCAACAAGCAACTTAAACATCTCGTCTAAGAAAATAGGATCGTTGTCTAATCTGTCGGTTGCTTTTTCTAAAATCTTCGTTACATCTACTTCTTGTGGGGGCTGTCCCCACGCCCATTTGGAGTTATCCGAAGTTAACGAAATTCCGGGAGGAGCGACTGCAAACGGATCTGCCGCTTCGATGCTACCCCTTTTAATATCTAATTTATTCTCGCCCTTCATACTACGCTCCTAATGTGTTACGTATTCTTGCCCGTGATACTTGGGCAGCACGTGCACCCGCCGGAGTGATATCTAGGCTATTACCTATGTTAACGTTGGGTTGTGTATTGATACGGTTGCTTCGTCTAACTGCCGCAACATCGCGAACTTGTTGCAACGTGGCGTCCCTCAATTGTCGTTCTGCCATTGATCTCATGGCGTTCTGTACGTTTTCGGGGTAAATAGGGGGACGAAGACCAAAGGGTTGATCCATGTTTCTTTGTGAAGCACGTGCCGCACTCGTCCGAAACTTAGCAAAATCAGGTTTCATAAAGCCTTGCTGTTCTTTATCATCATCTTCGGTATATTTGCTGTATGCTTTTGCGCCTAGCTGAATAAGATCAAAAGCTTCACCGAAGAAGCTTGAAACGCCAGTTAACAATTTTCCTACATCCATAAGTGTATATCCTACCAGTTTGCAATAACTTTAATCAGGTTCGTAGCTATCGTAGCTTTCTGTTGACTGTCTAGCATCGACTCAGAAGCGGCAATCTCCATAGCCCGAAGTGCTTGTTCGTGCTTGCGTTGCTTATCACTTTCAGCCGACGTAAAATTAAATGTTGCATTATCGCGATACTTTTGCCAAAGCTGATTCAAAGCAGTCTGGCTTGCATTAAACGCATTCTGAGTGTTAATACGATTTGTTTCGTTTAAGGTCGCAGTATTAGCCGTGTTAATCTGTCTGCGCCACTGTGCGTTGGATTGATCAATTGCAAAAGCCATGTTAGCGTTGAACTTGTCACGCTGATCTTCCATAGACGCATTAAATTCTTTAAACGAATTTGCCTGACTGGTATTGTATTGTTTAATAGCAACGTCACGGTTGATGTTAGCCGTATCAATCTGCACACCTAGTTCCGTATAAAACTCTTCTAACTGCAACTCATTTTTTGCATTGATTTGACGGCGTGTGTTTTCTGCATTTGCTTCTGACAGAGCAGCTTGTGTTTGTGCACTGTACTTAATAGCATTGCTTTGTTGTTGTGCGTCTAGTTCCTTTAGGTCTATCGAAAGGAGTGCTTGAGCGTTGCTAATCATACCCTTAGTACGAGCGTCTGCATTTTGACGATCCATCGTAGCAACTTGAAGAGCATTCTGAAGGGCTGCTTGCTGCTGGTTGTCCAAGTTTTTGAGTTGGATTGTTTGATAAGCTTTTGCGTCTTGCGCTGCAATCGTAACACCAGACTCCATAACAGCTTGCGTGATTGCTGCTGCGGCTACCGACGATGCTCCTAGACCTCGTTGCTGCATAATTGCAGATGCTTTACGAATAGCGGGGGAAGCCCACGGCGGAGCAGGTTGACCGGGTTGTAAGCCCGTTAACAACTGGCTCAACTGATACTGTACAGTTGCCTGTTGGTCTAAGGTTTGGGTTGCTGCATCAGCCATAGCACCTGCAGAAAGTGTGTTGTTTCCTATCTTATCGATATTTACTAAATCGTTAGGGTCAAAATTAGAGGTTGCACCTTGAAACGCCATGTTTTGAATATCTTGCTGTGCAGATGCTGTCGTTTTTATTTGTCCTATACTTGGATCTTTGGCTGGTGACTCGATAGTTCCGATTTGAGTTTGATCTATTGTGTCTGCAACAACAGCCGGTTTTGCAGCTAACGCTTGGGCATTCGGGGTTAATAACTCATCTTGCTGTATAGTTTGAAGGATAGGCTGAACTTCTGTAGCCGCCGTACCAGCAGTAGCAGCTACCTGTTCCGTCTGCTGCTCTAAGTCTGCCATCTTTTGTGTACTTTGTGCCGGAGTAGGCACGGGAGCAGTACCGGGAACAGGTGCAGGTAACGCTCCAGTTCCTGCTACAGGTGTAGCCTGTTGCTGTTGAGTCGTGGTAAATTGTGTAGCCATGTGTTACCCTACCTTTTATCCAAAGCTTTATCTAGCTTATCTTCTACGCGGTGCAAGGCTTCCATGACACGGCGCATATCATCACGAACATCGTTGCGAGTCGCGTAATCTTCACGAGTCTTGTTTAACAAGATTTCGATGCGCTTCTGCTCTCTGGTTGTTGCGTTTGCCCACCAAGCACCACCTGCAAGGATCAAACCGACGAGCATATCTATGAGGTTGTGCATTTCCATCGTTATGCGTAGGGGCTATCGCCAAGTACACTTGTATCCCAAGCTGCCTTCAAGCTAGCAATGTCTGAAGCACTGTCGATTGCTGATGCGGCGGGTGCATCACGCAAGGCATCCTTTGCTGTTGCAATAGCAGTTGTGCTGGTGCCAGCCTCTAGTGCCTTCATTAGCTCAACGTCTTTAGCCGCAAGCAATGGCGCACGAACTTCCCGAATTTTATCACGGAAGATTTCCTTTGCCTTAGTCATGTCCTCTGAAATAACAGAGCCTGACAATGACCATGCACCACGAAAGTGACGGTCAGAAGGTACGGTTGCTATAGAAGCATCAATCTGATTACCGTCCTTATCTACGATGTATGTTGTTACTGCCATTAGGTTTCTCCTCTTAGGCTGCTAAATCAGTGACTGTTAGTTCTTCAGTAATTTTCCAAGCGTTGCGCCACTCACGAGTGCTTGGTAACTGTTCTTTGCGGCAGATAACCAACTTGGGTTTGTTGCCTTCGTTCCAAGTCTGCCATACAGACTGTGGACAATCCTTCATTATTAGATATTCAATTGCTTCTTCTTCAGTCATTGCTTCAACAGGCTCTGTCTGATGCAGCAAGTAACCTCTTGTATGCTTCTTGAAGTCAGGCTGTGCCTCATCCTTTGCTAATTCGTGGTAGACCCATACAGGTGGCAGGATACCGCCCTGTAGCGCACACGCCATCCAGTTAGGGTCAGGCACAAGTATCTTAGCGCACTCGTCAACGCTATCCTCATAGACAACCCGATATTCTGACTGCACACCTTCTAGGTTTTCCTTTGCCCAGCATAGGCGGTCAAACAGGTGAGTGCCTTGAAACTCAGGTGTCTGCATTATGCTAAGTCTCCGTGAATATTCACACCTATTGTTGTAATATCGCTAACAGTTGTACCTTCAGTCGTAATTCTACAATCAACTGCACTTGCTGTTTGCTCAGATAAAGCTGTTCCGTCTATTTGAAAGCGTCTGTTTAGATTGCCAGAACCAGTGACAGCATAATAGCCATCAATAAAACTATTAGTGTAATTTAATGTAAACAATCCAGTGCTTGTGTCCGCAATAGTACTGATGTTGTTAGAACCTCTATCTATATCATTTGCTTGGTCGTATAAAACCCAAACCTTCGCACTGCCATTAACAACGTAGTCTGTAGTAAGTGACCCTGCGGTTGAATGGGTCAAAATATCCGCTGCGATTGTTCCAGCCATTACGCCAAATCTCCGTGAATTACCGTACCATTAGAAGCCATGTCAATGTAAGTGTAGGTAGAACCACTACTGTTATAGACACTTTGAAAGAAAGCTATTGCGGTAGTATCAACATCACCAGCACCTGCGTCGCTTTCACCAGTAGTACAAAACACTCTAAATTGACCTGTCGTACAGTTTGTAGAATAGTTTGCATTACTCATACTATTTGTATGGTTCTGCTTGAATTTTCCTGTTGTAGTATCTGTAGCTGAACTAACATTTACGCTATCATCTACGATGTCATTATGTTGGTCATATTTCATCCAACCTTTCGCCAAGCCTTGTTGAAGATTAGTCGTAGCCGTGCCACCCTCGCCATACACGACTATGCTGCCAGCGGCGGTCTTACCTGTGAGATTGTCTACTAAGATTTCACTCATGCTAAGTCTCCGTGTACAGTTAAATTATAATCTGGAACATCTGAATTTCTTTGGGTATTACCATAGCTTGCATGAGAACGTAAAAGACCAGAGGTTTTCCAGCTACCTATGGCTACATTAGCAGGGCCACTGACCCAAACAGTTTGAGCATAGCTTACGGCAAAACCACCAAAACCAGAGGGGGCATAAGCATCGTCAGAAAGTGAACTAGAGAAATTTGCAGTTATATCTCCCACGCCATTATCGCCAACAGTGCTTATATTTAGCGAGCCATCCACCCCATTATCGCTTTGGTCAAAGTTTACCCAAGCCTTTGCCGCACTTTGCTTTGTCAGCGTAACCGGACTACTGCCATCACTCGCTACAATTGTATCTGCTTTGATTGTACTCATTATACCACCGTCCAAGTTTCACCAGTGCCAACTGTTACCGTCACACCAGTATTGATTGTGATTGGGCCAGCCGACATTGCGTTCTTGCCATTTGTAATTGTGTAATTTGTGGTCACTGTTTGACCATTCTCATAGAATATCTGGTCAGAGCCACCGCCTGTTGCACCAGCCGAAATCCCTGTCAAAGAAGAACCGTCACCAGTGTAACTTGTTGCCGCAACAGTACCGGTTACTGTTATGCCTGTAGCTGTTGTTTCAATTTTTTTAGCATTGTTATGGTAGAGTTCAACCGCACCATCATCAATAAATTTAGCAAGAGTTTCACCAGAACCATCAATGTTGAGAGTACCGGTTACGGCTACATGACCATCTATACCGTCCCAATGAATTTGCAAATCAGAACCATTACCAAAATTTGCCTTTACGTTGTCACTGAAAGACAAGTCACCGGATGTCTTCGTATCCGCTGCATCTGAACGAAGAAACTGTGAACTGTCGATGGAATCTAGAGTTGCAGCATTACCGCCATTTGCAGACGTAATAAACCCGCTATCATTGTTGAAGCCGGAAATATTGATATTCCCTTTGGTTAGCTTCTTTTGATTACCGACTGCATCGACTACAGCAAAGAAGTCACCGTCACCATCCGAAGTTGACGTGGTGAGTTCGTTTAGGTCGAGAGAAAGGGTGTGTGCAATCCCCTCACCCGAAGTAGCCCCGGTAGAGTCGATACCAGTACCGCCAGTAATAGTACCAACGTAGTCTCCAGTCGTGTCGGTTCCCAGTGCAACAGAGTTAGCCTGAATCGTAGCTGTGCCTGTTACGTTGCCTGAACCGTCAAATGAAGCAGAGGTCCATACTACATCGCCAGTCATTCCAATGGTGCGGCCTGTTGCAAGGGCGGTAGCCGTAGCAGCGTTGCCCGTAGTGCTTCCAGATGTCCCAGATACGTTTCCTGTCACATCCCCTGTTAGTGCAGCCGTTATTGTTCCGGCAGAAAAATTGCCACTTGCATCGCGGGAAACAATAGTGTTTGCCGTGTTTGCATTAGTGGCATTGGATGTAACTGTAAATGTTGCGCCTTCAGCACTTGCTGAACCAGACAGACCCACACCGCTTACCGCTCCGGTTGCAACGTAGTTGCCGGTTGTTTTCGTACCTAGAGCAACCGCGTTGTTGGCGATACCTGCTGCAGCAATCTGCGGTCCTTCTCCGGTTGTGCCATCGTGACTATGCCCCGAAGACGCATCAAATGCAGATTGAAGCGCATCAAACTCGCCGTCGAGGTCAGAAGCGTTGATTACGTTTCCGTCTGCTATATTGTTTGATGTGTCATTTCTGGTGTAACCTGTACCCATATTTATCTCCTACCATATGTGCCGTATTCTAGGGTTGCGGCATCGATGGTGAATACTGCGTCTGTGTTAAGCCCTGTTGTTTCGTACAGGATTGATACCGTAAAACCAGAGCCAACTGTCTGTACATCAAAAATAGCTTTTTGTTTGCTGCCAAATAGAGATGTACCAAATATACCTGAACCGTATGTAATAGATGCCCCTGCACTTGTACTCAAGATTGAATCTGGCTGGGGGCTGGTTGGTTGGTCAAAGTCAAACTTTAAAGAGTATTCTAAGGCAAAATCGCCGTTAACATCTAGATACGTAGTGCCTTTATAAATTGTTTTGCGAACAGCCGGGTCATTTAAAGGGACGAACGGAGTTGCAAAAGTTGCGGGTATGTCAACGCCATCGAAACTATTGCCCTGCTCCATCTGATATACGTAACCATCTGATGCAGCAAAATAGATTCTTTCCGCGAACCCGTCGTACTCACTAAATGTCACGAAGGCGTTAATGCCTCGCATGTCATTCCAAGAAATGCCTTCCTGCAATTGTGTGCCTGCTATACCTTTTGCTGCTTCGTTACTAAACGCAGAGTTGTATCCAAACAAACGATACTGACTCTTTTCCCGAATAACTGTGCTGCTAAATCCTCCCGGACTAGATGATATTAAATCAATCATTTCAGTCTGAATGGGTTTCGATATAACTCCCAAACTAAAGTCGCCTACGCGGTCCGTAGCAGAAAACAAACGAAGGCCGTCGGGACCTAAGAAAACAACATCGCCGCCAATCTCTTGTATTGTGTCTGCTGCTACACAGCCCAAGTCACGTGACACAGGCTGAAGTTGAAAATCTGCGATACTGTTACCAACTAAGCGATTTATGGTGTTTTCACTAAATATAATCAACTGTTCGCGAAATACAATTAAACCAGTAATCGTATCAGCTATGTTTATTATACCACCGCCGCTTGCACTTGTAAAGTCATCATCTTCATAGGGTGCAGAAAAAACGAGACTTTTGTCGTTTCCAAGAAAAACATGGTTCTTAAAATTGACGATATGGCTAGAACCAGATGTATCCGAAGGTAGCGAGGATAACTGTTCGAAGGTTGTACCGTCAAAGCGAAACGGTTTACCCGTCCCATCCACAATCATTAATTTATCGGTCCCATCTAAGTTGTACCTTAGAAATCGAAGTTTTCCAGAGCCGCCTAAATTAACACCCGCGCTGCTATAGGTTGCGTTATCCGTTACCTGTGTCCAACCGGAACCTGTTGAAAAGAACAGGTCATCCCCTCTAGCTGCAAACACTTTATCATCATATCGGGTTATGCCGCGAACATTATCTGCATTAGTCAGAGCATTAGTATCAAACTTCTCAAACCCTTCGATACGACGATATCCACCAAAAACCGACGGTTCGAAATTACGAAGGATTCGTGCAGAACCCGGAGCCTGAATACCTTGTTGGAACGGAGAAAGGTTTGTAATCAAACCCCCCTTGAACTCAAAGGCATGTGTTTGCCAACGGTCAGGCATTAAACAGCCCTTGCATATACATGCTCATTTACAAGAAGAGTTCGCATCTGCTTGATACCATCTTCAAATTTACGAAGAGCGATAGACGCAGACTCTAAATTGTCGCGAAACATATAGGAGTGGTACATTGCACCATCTACAATTACGTGCTTAAACCGAAATGGAATAGTTGGCACATCATCGTAAACTTCTAAATCAGCAGGAAACATAAAGAACTCGTACTCAATCGTGTATGCTGCGTCGGGCATAGGAGCAACAATAATATCCCCATCTTGAGAACGAACTACATATTCAGGTGCCCGACCTTTTGATGTGTCTGTTTCATATTCTTGGTCTATATATCGTGATATATACTCATCGTAACTCATTTGCTTTAGGAGTCTTGCAGACCCTACACCTAATGCTGTGCTGCGAGCAAGACGAACCGTGTCAAAATCTGTATACTTGGCATTATCCGGCAAAGGATAGCGAAGTTCACCTGCGGTTAAAATAATATCATCTGTATTGTGATTAAAAGGCCAACTAAAATGTTTTTGATTCACATCACGAACAGAGGAATTTACAGCATCTTTAATTTGTGAGTAAAAGCCTGTTGTCGATGCAAAGTTGCTAGATGTAAGTTCCGTTTCGTTGAGGCGGCGACAAACTTCGTTGGTTAAACTGAGGTAGTTATACGCCATTAGTTCTTCTCCACTACACGGATGCGAACTTCCTGTTCGCGAACAGTTGCATCACTCGCTGTCATACGGCACACAATTTTATAAGTTGTAAAGGCTGTACCGCTTCCCAGATAAATAGTAGCTATAGTGTTCGTGTTAGTGCGGCTAACTAACTGTAGACCATTTACAATCTGGCTATCTGACCACGTTTGTAACACACCATTCTCATCATATATTTTCCAAATAAGCGAAGAGATTGTGTCTGTATCTAAAGCCGGACCCCAGTTTATAGAATAATCTAACTGGTCATCCGGGTCTTTATCCTGCCATTTAAGAGACATTATGCAGCCCTTCTTTGATTACTTGTTTCTTTTGGTTGGACAGTTACTACCCGGTCACGATTATACGCACTCGCTGCTCCTACGGCTACGGAACGTAATATCAAAGCTTCTGGAACAACATGCACTACATGTTTTCTATCGTATGCTGAAGCAACAAATACGGTTACAATTCCAGTTACTGTCACAGTTCCTATGGAAAAAGTGCCTACAACTCCAGTTGGTGTAACACTGTTGCCAACACCCACAGAACCTATGGAGCCAGTACCTGCAACACCTGTTATCGTAACAGTATTACTAATACCTACAGAGCCTATTAAACCTGTAGCTGATACACTGGCTAATGCTTCAGTTGGTTTTTCGTTAACCGTGTTTACAAAACCAGTAGCTGATACTCCGGTTAATACCGTAGTGGCACCTAGTCTTGTTACTACTGTATTTACGGAACCAGTAGCTGATACTCCTGATAGTGTAATACTACTATCTGCTGTTAGGCTAACAGTGTTAACGGAACCTGTAGCAGATACTCCTGATAGTGTAATACTACCATCTGCTGTTGTAGTAACAGTGTTAACAGAACCTGTTGCTGATACGCTTGCAAGCTTTTCCGTCAAGTTAACTTGTACAGAATTAACTACACCAGTGGCACCTACGCCAGAAGCAATAGTCTCACCAACATCTACTTCAAATCCACCAACTACTACTGGAGCAATTGTTCCTGTAGAAGACACACCTGTTAGTGTAATACTGCTATCTGCTGTTGTACTGACAGTGTTAATAACACCCGTAGCAGATACGCCGGTTATTGCTACTCTAATACCTGTAGTAGTGTTAACAGTATTGACCGAACCAGTTGCAGAAACCCCTGTCAGTGTGGTGCTATTACCTATACCAACAGTATTGACAGAGCCTGTAGCTGATACGCCTGTTAAAGTAGTAGTGGCATCCGCTGTTGTATTAACTGTGTTAACTACGCCTGTAGCAGAAACACCTGTTAACGTGGTGCTAACATCCGCTGTTGTACTGACAGTGTTAACTGTGCCTGTAGCTGATACTCCGGTCAGCGTAGTGCTGGCATCCGCTATTGTATTAACTGTGTTAATTGTGCCTGTAGCAGAAACACCTGTTAACGTAACGTTAGCATCTGCTGTTGTATTAACGGTGTTAACTGTGCCTGTAGCGGATACACCGGTTAACGTAGTGCTAGCATCTGCTGTTGTATTAACTGTGTTAACTGTGCCTGTAGCGGATACACCTGCCAGTGCTTCACTAACATTTTCTGTGACAGAGCCTACAGACCCTGAGGCACCAACTCCAGTGTTTATAGTTACAAAGTATTCGCCATACCGTGCAGTGCCGTAGACACCAGTACCATAATTAGCTTGGTTTAGGGTAACGGACACGGGGGTTTACTTTCTAAGCTATGCGAATTACAGCATTAGATGCGTCAGCAGCAGGAAATTCAATTGTTAAGTCACCGGCAGTAGCAGAAACAGTTCCACCAAAGTCGATAACAGCAATTGCAGAGTTAGAGTTTGCTGTATTGTAAATAATACAACCATCAGTTGATACAGTTACGTTTGAAAATACTTCATCAGTAAAGTCAACGATGGCAGTAGTACCGCTAACTGAAATAGACGCACCGTCTAAGACTTGTCCACCAGCAGAGTAGCCTGTACCTGATGCTTCGTCTGAATTTCCTGTCACGTCTGAGTAGTTAGTTGTTGCCGCACCATAGGTTCCTGATGGGGACGCTTTGATGAGAGCAATTTTAAGTGAGTCTGTGTCTAAATCGTGTAAGCCACCTAGAAGCTCAGACTTAAAGCTGGTACACATTGCAGTTGTGATTGCCATTTGGTATTCTCCTTATAGGCAGTTTACAAGGAAGTTTCGAAAAACTCCTCAAGGGATATTGAAATATTTACGGAACTATTTGCGCTTGCAAGGCCCCTTAGTTTGTCACCACCGATTAAATACAAGGGGTAATCTGTAATCTGCAGTAACGAATTTGCTGGCAGTTCGACTGTTTCAGCAAGAGTGTGAAAGGTTGTGGTCGATGCTTCGTACCAATCTAAGCTAAACGTAACCGACGAACTAGAAGCATTGTTGATATAGATGCTGTTGATGTCGGTTGTAAACCGTGTCGGAACCGTATAAATGTCTTGGTTTGCCGTTGTGAGTTCGAGGGCAAGGGTGCGTTTTTTACGTTCGGACATCCTTACACTCCGCTGGTCAAATCGTAAAAAATAAGTGAGCCAATAGCTGAACCTGAAGGTGTACCTGTTACGGCAGTACGAATACCAACCGTCATAATATCGCTTGTGCCACCTATTGTTCTGCCAAGCTGCAAACTAAACTTGTAACCTG